GTTTCTTCATAGATTTCATAATTTTTTTACCTTTTTTGTTTAATGGCATTAATTATCCTCCGTGATTACCGCTGCTTGTTGTACTCCGGTCTTTGCAAGGCTAACTCCAGCACGTAATTTTGCTAAATCTTCGTTTTGTTCCATTTTATCCTCTGCAATTTCTTGTGCTTGCATTAATTTTGCTCTATTTAGGTCTTGTGTTGCCTTATCATTCATCTTTTTACGCTCATTTTCCATTGCTCGAAGGTCAACTTCACGTGATTTTAGTTTTAGAAGAGGGTCATTGTCAAATTGTGACGTAATTTTCTTTTCTTCCTTCATATACTCCTCTGTCATCTCAGCAATCAACACTGCTTTTCGTGCCTCAACTTGATTTGTGAGCATTTGAAGCTGTTGTTGTGCCTGTGGGTTAATCGCTGCTTGTTGTTGAAGCATCATCATCTCTTGCATTTGCTCTCTAAACTCTAATTGAACCTGTTCTTGTGCCATAATCGATATGTGCTCTAAAATATTTTTTTGTATTGCAGCCATTACAGCAGGATTATTTCTAACCATATTAGTTGACATAAAATTTAAATGTGCAGTTATGTGAGCCCTGTGGTCTTGACCAGGAAAAGCTTGAAAAGGTTTACCCGCTAAGGCATTGATGTGTTCTAAACTTGGATCCATTGGCATATTTGGTGCAGGTGGAGGTAATACTGCATCAATATTTTTTACACCAATAGCTTCATACATGGTTCTATAAACCTGATACATGTTATGTGCTTGTGGATTTGCACTAGCAATCTGTAACTGTGTTTGTGCAAGTGTAATTCTCTGTGACATAGAAAATATATTTGGATCTGCAACAGGTATTACATCAACTCTATCATCAAAATCTGTTTGTTTTACATTTCTTGCGCCGCCAACAACATCGTAGGGATACTCGGGTGGCAGATATTGTGACACGACTTTTGCAAGAAGTTTAAATTCTTTTTTCATAGCAGAGTAACATCTTTTGTGTATTGCAGACATAACTCTTGAGCCACGCTCTAATAACGCGATTGTAGTTCCAACAGCAGCCTGTTGATTACTATCACCGACTTGCATATCAGCGATTGCAGCAAATCTTTGACCAGCTTGCACAACTATACCTAAAAGGTTTAATAATGTTTGAGATGGTTCTTTGTAGGGTAATGGAAAGAATGCGTCACGTAAACTACCACCTGGTGCATCTACATCTTTAAATTCACCTGGTTGTATTGGAGCTGCTTCATCTCTAACTCTTACACCTCTTTG